TACATTGCCAAGAATGTCGTTTGAAATGATTGGATTATCTTATGACCCTTCAAGAAAAACTACTGTAACGCAAACTTTCCAATCTGGTAGTCAGAGTACTCCCAAGAAGGTGTACATGCCAGTACCATATAATATAAATTTCACACTTTCCATAGCAACAAAACAAAATGATGATATGTTGCAGATAGTTGAACAAATTTTACCATATTTCCAACCATCTCTTAATGTTACCATTAATTTAGTTTCGTCAATTGGGGAGAAAAAAGACGTTCCAATTGTTTTAGATTCTATCACAATGGCAACTGATTATGAGGGAAGTTTTGAAGATAGATCAACAATAATTTACAATTTGAATTTTACGGCAAAAACTTATGTATTCGGGGCAATAGCATCCGAAGCTTCTGGACTTATTAAAAAAGTTGATGTTGATATGTACAGTAATGTGAACAAAACTGCAGCTAGAGAAATGAGATATAGTGTCACTCCAAGAGCAGTCAAAGATTATAATGATGATAAAATTACTGCTATTACTGAAAATGTTGATATTAATGAGACAATTATATCTCTTAATGATGCTTCTACGTTCTCAGTTGATGATTATATTGAAATTGGAAGTGAAACAATGGAAATTGTATCTATAGATGGAAATACAGTTAAAGTTAGGAGATCTATTGCGGGAACAGGAGCCCAAGAGCACTATACTGGAGATAATGTTAATGCAATAACTGCATCTGATGATGCACTAATACCTTTAGGTGATGACTTTGGATTTAATGAGACCACATCATTCTTCAGTGATTTTAAAACATTTAATCCAGTAACAGGAGGAGATATTTAAAATGGAAAAATTTTCTGAAATAAACAATGCTTTAGATGTTAATAGTTCTATAATTGAAACTACTGTAGAAAAATTTGAAAATACTAAAAAGTCCATTGAAAAGATTAAATCGGATGATTTAGATAAGGACTATGAATATGCAAGAGGTCAGTTATATTCTTTGATTTCTAAAGGACAGGAATCTATTAATGTAATCATGGAGATTGCACAGGATGGTGGAAGTCCTAGATCATTTGAAGTTGTTGGGCAGTTAATTAAAATTGTTGCCGATATAACTGATAAATTAATTGATATGCAGAAAAAAATGCGTGACATGGATGAAAACATGTCTAGTGCTAAAAACATCACTAATAATAATGCATTATTTGTCGGATCTACTGCAGAACTACAAAAACTTATAAAGGATGGTATTCTAAATAATACAGAAGAATCTTGAAATCAATGCAAGAAGGAACATTACGTAAGTGGTTTAAAGGATCTAAATCAAAAGATGGTAAAGGTGGATGGGTCAATGTCGTCACAGGTGGGACTTGTGCCAGTGATAAACCAGGTGAAGGAACACCAAAGTGTGTTTCATCGGCAAAAAGAGCAAGCATGAGTAAAGCAGAAAGACTTTCTGCTCAAAGAAGAAAGAAAAAAGCAGATCCCGGTCAACAACAAAAGTCAGGTGCTTCTAAACCAACTTATGTTGCAACTGATAAAAAAGTAAAAGAAGATATAGAACTTACTGATGCATATGGAAACACATTTGCAACGATTGTTGATATTATAAAACCAGAACCCCTAAAATCAAACGCCCCTGATATTGACAGTTATGAAACTTATGATATTGAAGCAATGACTGAAAGTGATAAAAAGGGTAAAGGTAGTGGTAAGAAAGATGCATGTTATCACAAAGTAAAATCACGTTATAGTGTTTGGCCTTCTGCTTATGCATCTGGTGCTTTGGTAAAATGTCGTAAAAAGGGTGCCAAAAATTGGGGCAACAGTTCTAAAAAAGAAGAATTTGAGGGTAATATTTCTTTTAGTCAATTCCAAGAAAAAGCACAACAGTGCTGGGATACTCATAAAAAAGTGGGCATGAAAATGAAAGGTGGTAAGATGGTCAATGATTGCCGTCCAAAGAATGAAGAAGTGACTAATGAGGCAAAAAAATGTTGGAAAGGATATGAGAAGAAGGGTACTCAGAAACTCTTTGGTAAAACATATAATCGTTGTGTAAAAAAAGAAGGTGTACAATATGAGAGTGCCTGGACAAAAAAATCTGGCAAAAATCCAGAAGGAGGACTGAATGAAAAAGGTAGAAAGTCGTATGAACGTGAGAACCCAAGAAGCAATCTTAAGAGACCTTCAAAGAAAGTTGGGAACCCTCGTAGAAAGAGTTTTTGTGCGAGAATGAAAGGCATGAAAAAGAAATTAACTTCATCAAAAACTGCTAGAGATCCTGATAGTAGAATTAATAAGTCCCTTAGAGCTTGGAATTGCTGATAGTATATGAATGATAATGTATATCTTGGCAATCCGTTACTAAAAAAAGCAAATACAAAAATTGAGTTTACTCAAAATCAAATTGAGGAATTTATTAAATGTAAAAGTGACCCAGTTTATTTTGCACGGAATTATATAAAAATTGTTTCTGTTGATGAAGGTTTAGTAAATTTTAACTTATATAAGTTTCAAGAAAAACTTGTTAAACGATTCCATAAAAATCGTTTTAATATTTGTTTGATGCCACGGCAGACGGGCAAATCAACTACTGTAGTTTCATATCTATTACATTATGCAGTTTTTAATGATAATGTAAACATAGGTATTCTTGCAAACAAAGCTGCTATTGCAAAAGAATTGCTTTCAAGATTTCAAACTGCTTATGAAAATTTGCCTCGTTGGATGCAGCAAGGTATATTATCGTGGAATAAAGGTTCTTTGGAGTTAGAAAATGGATCAAAAGTTCTTGCGGCTTCTACGTCAGCTTCTGCAGTACGGGGTATGTCCTTTAATATTATCTTCCTTGACGAATTTGCCTTTATACCTAATCATATTGCTGACCAGTTCTTTGCCTCTGTTTATCCTACTATTTCGTCTGGTAAGAGCACAAAAGTCATTATAGTTTCAACTCCACATGGTATGAATCACTTCTACCGAATGTGGCATGATGCTGAAAGAAAGAAAAATGAATATATTCCAACTGTGGTTCATTGGAAAGAAGTTCCGGGTAGAAATGAAACTTGGAAAAAACAAACAATAGCAAACACTTCTGCAGAACAATTTAAAGTTGAGTTTGAATGTGAGTTTTTAGGATCAGTTGATACTTTAATTACTGCTACGAAATTAAGAAATTTGGTTTATGAAGATCCAATACAAAAAAATAAAGGATTGGATGTTTATGAACATCCCAAGAAAGAAAGGAATTATTTAATTACGGTGGATGTTGCCAGAGGAATAAGTCATGATTACTCTGCATTTGTTGTTTTTGATATTACAGAATTTCCTTACAAAATAGTATCAAAATATAGAAATAATCAGATAAAACCAATGCTATTTCCAAGTATAATTCATGAAATGGCAAAGGCTTATAATCAAGCATATGTTTTAGTGGAAGTTAATGATATTGGAGATCAAGTATCAAATATATTATATTTTGATTTGGAATATGAAAATATTCTTATGTGTTCGATGAGAGGAAGAGCAGGACAAATTGTTGGATCTGGATTTAGTGGAAAAAAATCTCAATTAGGTGTTCGTATGACATCTACCGTTAAAAAACTTGGATGTTCAAATTTAAAAACTCTTATAGAAGATGATAAATTAGTTACAAGTGATTATGAAATAATTTCAGAGTTGACAACATTTATTCAAAAAGGAAGATCATTTGAAGCTGAAGAGGGTTGTAATGATGATTTGGCAATGTGTCTGGTAATTTTTTCATGGTTAGTTGCTCAAGATTATTTTAAAGAAATGACGAATAATGATGTGCGTAAAAAGATATATGAAGAACAAAAAAATCAAATTGAACAAGATATGGCACCATTTGGATTTATTTCAGATGGGTTAGATAATAATAGTTTTGTTGATAAAAATGGTGATCGATGGTACTCTGATGAATATGGTGATGTTGCCTCTACTTGGGAATTATTTTAGTAAAATCACTCTAAAAACAAGGTTTTGATAAATATTTTTAGATAAAATCTTTTAATAAAAAAGAGGAAAGACATGGCTCTAAATTTAGGATCACCAGGAGTTTCAATCAAAGAAATTGATTTAACTCAAGGTGGAATCGCAGGCGTATTAGATGTTACTGGTGCCATTGCAGGACCCTTTGCAAAAGGTCCCGTTAATGAGCCTACTTCAATCACATCTGAGCAGGAATTGTTAGAAATTTTTGGAAATCCTTCCAAAGAAAATAATCAGTTTGAGTATTTTCTGAGTGCATCACAATACTTATCATATGGTGGAAACTTACAGGTTGTTAGATGTGCTGGTGGCAATCTAAGCAATGCTAATGCTCCTGTTGGATCCCCAGTAACCTCACTATTGATTGAAAACTATGATGATTATAATGACAACCATTATGGAGATACTAACTATTACTATGCAGCAAGAACTCCAGGAACTCATGGAAATGGTGTTAAGGTATGTAGTATTGATGCCTTTGCTGATCAGGTCCTCACTGGAGTCTCTACATCAGGAATTTCAGTTGGTGCAGGTGTAACTCAAGTAACTACTGCACAATTACCACTCATTGATGGAACAGTATCAACCCTCGATGGATATATGAAGGGTATTGTTACTGAAGTTGGTGCTGGAGAGATTACGGTTAAATTTGTTTCTCATGTTTCCGCAGCAGGAGTGGAACAAAAACTAGACTATACTGAATCAGGTGCTTACGAATTTAAACCTTCTGTAGCATTAACGGTTGGTGGTGCTACTGGTGCTGCATCTACAACAGCACAAGAAATGACCAGAGGTTTTGTAGGGTCAACCGCCGCATCTCATATTTCTGGAACTGACATAAACAGATATCACAAAATTGCAGCAACTAGTCTTGACCAGGCAGGTGGTGCATCTGTTGGTACTGCAGTAACAGGATTCTTTGTTTCAAGTACAACTGGAATCAGCACTCAATCCAGTTATCTACTAATTGATAACGAATTATTCAATCCAATTGAAA